TACACTCAGACGATAGTTACTCCCGCCAGCGCCTACTCAGACAACTTGACGCGCACGGCTAATTCTCGAAAACCGTTCAAGCGAGTCTTCACCCAGGAGATCCCTGGGTTGACCTTGGACATCGCGTTGAGTCACGCGCAGTCTATGCTCGACAAGATCATGCGCCAGGAACGCACCATGACGTTTTTTGCCCCTGGCGACGAGTATTTGGATTGCGAAAGCGCAATCAAAGTCAACGGCATCGCGTCGGAGCTGGACGGCACCTATCTGCCCGACAAAATCACGCACTTCTGGTCGCTTGGGCGAGGCTATCTACTGAGCGACGAGGCCCGCAAAAACCCCGTCGCTATTCAGGCCACGATCCCTGGGGCGTATCAGGTTTGGGGGCCTGTCCCGACAGAACAAACCATCGAAGGATTGGTGTCGCCAGAAAGCTGGTGGGATTCGGCGGCGGCGGCCAGTGCCGTCTCCACAGGATCGATTGGCGCTGATACGGTTTTTGGAGACGACAATGAACTCATCAGTTAGAGTTGGGGTCATTGTAGCGGTCGATCTTACGACCTATCGCGCCAAAGTGAAGCTAGTGCCCAGCGGCGTCACGACGGGCTGGCTTCGCCTCGGCTCAGAGTACGTCGGTGCGGGTTGGGGCTTTTACGCCGCGCCGTCTCTTGGAGATCAGGTTCTGGTTGCTGCGCGCAACGGCAATTTTAGCGACGCGACCGTCATCAGCCGGGTTTTTGACGCCGTCAACTTTGCAACCCCTACGCCACCTTTGGAGCAAGGTGAGATTCGCATGTCTCATTCGACAGGCTCGTACTTGCGGTTCATGGCCAGCGGGCATGTGGATCTGGTCGCCGACACGCAACTGAATTTGACTGCGCCAAACTTGGTATTTCAAGGGGATTCCGTTTTTGCAGGTGACCTTTTGATTTTTGGCGGCGACTTGTCGGTTTCGGCGTTTGGTGGGAACGGCGGCGACGTGACCGTTAGTGGGAATGCAACCGTGGGTGGAAACGTCGCGGCGACTGGTTCTGTAACGGGATCAAACATCCCTTGAGGTGGGAATATGGCGCAACCTTCGCATTGGTGGGGGGAAGACCTCCAGATTGGCGCTCAGGGAGATCTTCGAGTAGTGCGGGGAACGACTGAGGGCCAGCAAAGGGTTCTTAGGCGCCTGATGACGGCGACCCGCGAGCTATTATTCCACCTGGATTATGGTGCGGGAGTCCCGCAGTGGGTCGGCCAGCCTATGCGGTTGGCCGAAATTTCAAGCCTTATCCGGTCTCAGCTATATTTAGAGGCGGTCGTGAGCGATAACCCACGTCCTGTGGTCAAGTTAATTCCTCGCAATGACGGGACGCTTTTTGCGTCTATCAAGTACGAGGACGCGGTGACGGCAGAGACTGAAGTCCTCACGTTTGAGGTGAGCTAGTGCCGACGCTTGAAACTAAAGACTTCAACACCCTCTTGACGGACCAGGCCACGGCCATGCAAGCGTCGTATGGGTCCGACCTAGACCTGACGACCGGCTCAGTTTTGCGCGCGTTGGTCGAGGCCAACGCCACGGTCGCGCTCTGGCTCGAAGCCTTGATCGTGCGCGTCCTACAAATGTCTCGAGCTTCGACATCTACGGGGATTGACCTGGACACCTGGGTCGGGGATTTCGGACTGCTTCGCTTGGGGGCCGTTTCGGCGTCGGGCGACGTGACTCTGACAAGAACCGATGCGACTTCGGATGTCGTAGTCAATATTGGCACTGTAGTACAGACCGACGACGCTTCGACGCAGTTCACGATTGTCGAGGACATCTCCAATCCGTACTGGGGTTTGTCGGAGGAGACGCTTACCAGCCGCTACGTCATTCCTGCGGGAGTTTTGTCGGCGGACTTTTTGGTCGAGTGCGTAGTTCCGGGAACGGCGGGCAACGTGCAAGCCAACACGATTGTGCGTCTCGGCTCCTCGATTGGAAGCATCAACTCTGTCACAAACGCGCAAGCGTTTACCAACGGCTTGGAAGCTGAAACCGACGCGCAACTGCGAGCGCGGTTTTTGGATTTTATCGAGAGTCTGGCTCGAGGGACTCCGCAATCGGTCAAGTACGCAGCCGAATCTGTCCAGACGGGCCTAAGAGTGTACGTCGCCGAGAAGGTAGACGCTGCGGGCCTGGCAAAAGAAGGCCACTTTACCTTGGTTGTGGACGACGGCAGCGGCACTTCTCCAAGCACAACCCTTTTGTCTCAAGTTGGGCTTAATGTGCAGTCCTACACTCCAATTTCGGTCACGTTCGACGTGATTGGGCCGACGTTTGTTCCGGTAAACGTGGCTGTCGGCGTCAACACCAACACCGATCCAATCAACACAAGCGCGGTTGTTGTGGCGGACATCGAAGAGGCAATACGCGCGCACATTGGCAGCCTGACTTTGGGCACGACTCTTTACGTCTCAGAACTAGCTCATGTGATCTTTGAGTCGAGCGAGCAAGTGACAAACGTGGTAGTTGATGGGCTGCAAAGTTTATTAATCAACAGACCCCAGTCCACACCGCAGCAGTCAGACATCACGCCCGCGTTTGATGAGGTTTTGGTAGTCGGGACGATCAGCATAACGGATCTAGGCTAATGCTGATTCCAAGCAACGAAACCCAGACGACACCTACGCCATATGCGAGGACAGCGTTTAGCACCCAGAATTATATTGGGTTCGGTACGGGCGTCCCCATCGTCAACGCGCTTGTTTCTGAGACGATTGGCACCGAAGAAGACGTAATCCGACGGCTTCGGGCTACTTTACCCGGCTCGTGGTTCCCATCTGAGGACGCGGATCGCCCGGTTTTGAACGCATTGTTGAAAGGGTTAGCGAACCCTTCGGCCCATAACTATGCGTTGTTAACAGGCTTGGTAGACCAACTTCGCATTGGTTCCGCAACGGGTCCGTACCTGGACCTGATTTTCTACGACTTGTTCGGCAACGAGCTGCCACGCGCCGAGAACGAAGCCGACGCCGGGTATCGAGAGCGAGGCATCTACCGCCTGTTTCGGCTTAAAAACACTTTTCGGGCAGTAGACGAGGCTTTTGAGCTACTTGTCGGGTACGACACGGGTGCTCCGGGTGCCCCACGCTGGTCCATCAGCGAATTTCACACTCCCAGCAGTGCCGACCAAAACAATTTTGTGCAAGTGAGCGGCACGCCTTGCTTGCAGTTTGCTGCGGGCAGTTCTGGTCTGACCACAACCATTGCCAACAACGCGCAGACTGCAACGCCATACAACAGCATCGTCTATCTTAGGCTTCCCCAAACGGTAAATCCTACGGCGTCTGCGGGCTACCGACCGCTTTCGTCACCCCTGTCACCGTCGCGAGAGGGGCAGTACCTTAGCCTAAGCGATTGGACAACGAACGGTCCGCCTTCTGGCGGCACGGCGTACACGACGGCGGGGTCGGCAGGAAAATCTCGGTATTACGACGCCGCGAGCTTGATCCAGCAAATCGTCGAAGACGACATGCTCAAATTTATCGAAGACGTTAGACCTGCCGGTTGCACTTTGTGGGTCGTGCTTGAAATTTAGAGGGTTCAGATGAAACGCCCAATTATCTACGACGACCAGATCCCGCTCACGCTGGATCTGCTAGACCAAGCGTACTACTCCCAAGAAGCGGTGGCGTTGCTGCTCGAGTCTGTCCAGCGCGATTCGTTGGCTCGGCGTTACGGCTTGGAAGTCTACGAGATGAGCAGTCCCGGCCTGGGCGTGACAATCCGGCGCGGCGTCGCAACGGGATTTTTGCCGGAAGAAGCAACGGCCTACGGCTCGAGGCCAGCGTCCACGACGCAAAATCTGGTTAAGCTGGGGTACAATTCGAGTGACTACACGCTTACTGGCGCGTCTCTCCCTGGAGGGCAACCTGACGCCACGGTCTTTGTGGTCGCCACGCTCTCTGAAGTGGACGACGAGCCAGCAATCTTGCCGTACTACGACCCGTCGAATCCTGGCACGGCGTTGTCTGGCCCCGGTGGCGCAGGAACGCCCCAAGACCGCCGCCGCGTCTGCCAGATCACGTTCTCTTTTGAGTACGGCTCCGGCGCCGCTGCGGAGCCGGTCTTGACCTCCAATCAGATTCCGCTGGCGAAGTTCTTTATGAACTCTTCGACAACGGAACTTGTTAATTTTAACAACGGCGGGCAAACCAATCAGCAAGAGATTTTGTGGCCGGACGATCGCCGACACATTGCGCCCTATGCCGCCCTCCCCGACCAAAATACTTTCACGGGAGACTGCACGTTTACTCAATCTGTTGAGTTGTCTGGCACCGCAAACCTCGATGTCGGAGGCCGGATCGACGCTGGAAGCGGAATCACCGGCACGACGCTTACGGCCACAAACACGATCAATGCCTCGAACAACATTGCTTCGTATGCGGGAGACATCCTAGCGGGGTCGGGGAACTTCATCTCTGGCAACGACGCAACCTCCAAGAACCACATGGTTCGTTTGGGCCAGTTCATCTTTCGCGGCACACAAAACATGACGGTGGAGAAAGGCTATCTTCGCATCCCCACCGTCAAGGCAAACGGCGCTTCCAATGAAGACTTTATTTTGCAGTGGGGAAAAATTGAATCAGAGTACATGCAGCCAGGTTCGTTAAACGGCTATGGCGTCGGCAATGATCAGTTTGAGCTGACTTTTCCCAATCGATGCGTAGCGTCGTGGGCGTCTTGCCATAGTATGGTTTACGGTACGGTACAGACGCCGTATCGCACGGCGTGGATTGGAGACTGCACGACGACTAACATCACGGTGTATTGCGCTCCCTCAGGAATCGAAACTTTTTGGTGGGCGATTGGATACTAACCGTGGCTCTGTCTCAGATTGTTCCCTTCGTAAACCTCGTCTTGATTGCCGTTTTGGCTTGGGACGTGCGTCGGCTTAGACTTGAGCTTCGCAATCACGTCGAGAAGGACCGTCTAGAAGTGCGTTGAAACACATGTCGGAACCGACCAACGATATTCTCGGCGGTCTGCGCGAAGTGCTGATCATTGTCGGGTCGGGTCTGGTTCTCTGGGCATTCTCGACGGTGCGCGAAATTCTTCGGCGGCTAGGCCAGGACCACGCCAAAATGTCTGAGCGCATCGCGCGGATTGAAGAGCGCATCGAAGCCGTCTGGAAACCCCGAAGCTGATGGCGGGAAACATTGCGTTCGACGCGCGGCAGTTGCGCGAGTATGTCGTCCGGCCTGTTTTGGTTCGGCTAAACTTGTGGAGTTTGGCGGCAGAGAACCTCGTTGTCGGAACGGCTGTGCATGAGTCCCGTCTTGACTACCTCAAGCAACTTGGTCGAGGCCCGGCTTTGGGGATCTGCCAGATGGAGCCTGCAACGCACGACGACATCTGGCAGAACTACCTGGCCTACCATCCTGGCCTCGCTAGCCGCGTCGAGCAGTTGATTGCGCCGTGGCCCGTCCCCCGCAGCTCTCAACTGGTGAGCAATCTGGCGTATGCTGTGGGCATGTGCCGGGTCCATTACCGGCGAGTGCCAACTGCTCTCCCCAAAGCCGACGACACTGTCGGTTTGGGCGCCTATTGGAAGACGCACTACAATACCCACCTGGGTGCCGGAACCGTTGAACAGTTTGTCGAAGCGTACTCCCAGGCGTGAGCCAGCCGTGGCGAGCGTTTTGGCCATCACCGTAACGGTGGGGTTCCTGGCCGTGCTGCTGGGCGTTTTGCTTCTACCTTTGCCGGACGGATCTCAAGAGATTGTCTGGGCGCTGGTGGGGACGCTTGGGACCGGCTTCGCAATGGTCTTGAGCTACTACTTTGGAGCTAGTCGAGGCGGGGACGAGCTTGCGGAGAAAGTCTCAGATCGAGACCGATAGGCAGCGTCGCCATCTGCTCGACTGGCAAACGCAAGAGCGGCGGTTTGCCGTCAATATCGATCTGGTTCCGCTTTTGCGAAGATTTTGGGCGTGGATAAGGAGATCCAAATGAGAAGTGAGGACGTTGTACGCGCAGCGGCGGTTTTTTTGCCGCTAGTTACGGCGCTGATGCGCGAAGCCGAAACGACCGGCGGGACTGGCACCGAAAAGCGGGAGGCCGTCGCAAACGCTTCGGAGCAACTTTACCGACGGTTACAGCAGGGCAACACGGTCAAAGAGCTGAAGGACGTGCCGTGGGAGGCCGTAGCGCCGCTAGTAGTCCCTGCGGTGGGGGGTCTAATCTCGATTTTGGCTGGCATGTTTAATCGTCTGATGGGCAAGGTCTGGTCTTTTATCGGTCGCGCCAGAAGCACCCAATGACTTTTCTACAAGCTGCCATGCGCGCGGTGCGCGTGGCGCGCGAATACACAGACGCCACAGACGATCTGCTCCTCGAGCTTGAGGCGGGTAAGTCGCTGCGCGAGGCGCTTATGACGTTCGCCCAAGCCACGGCAAACGCCCTCGACGACGAAGTAATCAACTTGCTTCTTTGGGGCTTCGACACGTCTATCGATACTGCGAGTGACCT